CCCCCCCACCCCCCCCCCCACCCGCCCCCCGCGCCGGGCGGGCGGGGGGGGGGGGGGGGGGGGGGGGGGGATTTTTTGTTACCCTGGTGCGGCTAACTGGCTCCCACCTCGCAACACTCAGCACGAGACTTGACGGCTGGTGAGAGTATCAGCTCTACTATGATTTGTAGGCCAGTTTCCCGCACGTTTCCAACGGTTTAACCTATTCGCTTGACGGCGCATTGCCTGTTTGATGCCTGTTTTCCCGTTCGCCGCGATTGAGCAGGTCAACGGGGCCTTCCGGCATTGCGCCGTCGAGCTTCACGTAATAGGCGATAGTGGTCTGAACGTTAGCGTGTGCGAGCCATGATGCCGCCGCCCTTGCCCCGTAAGTGTCAAAGACGATGCTGCCTACGGATTTGCGGATGCCGTGTATTGACAGGTCTGGGTGACCGACCTTGTTGAGGAGGAGTCGGCACTCGCGGTACATGGCTGCTTGTGCCCGGTCGAACAGTCGCACGTCCTTGCCTGCGCGGGCGGCTTTCTTGGCCCTGGCGCGTAGCCTGTCGGCCTGCCATTCGGGCAAAGTCTTGTCTGGGTACATGCGGTGGGTCTTGCGGGACTCAACGCCATGCACTGCGCCCGTGTTGAGGTCCACGTTCCCCCACGTGAGGGAGAATAGTTCGCCCGCTCGCAGGCCAAGGTGAGTTTGGAGGATAAGGGCGTCCACTGCGTCTTGTTCGGGGATTCGTTTCGCGTCGTACTGTTCAAGCGTGGTGACGAGGGTGCGCATTTCGTCGGGTTGGAGGATGCGGTCAGTGTCCAGTCTTGCGCGGACGGGGTTTGTGATGGGCGCGTCTGAGGGGCGCGTGGCGTGGAATGAGGAGAGGTTGACGGCGTCGGATGCGAGCTTGAGGGCGACGCCTAGCGCGGCCCGCAGGCTGGTCTTGGCGCGCCCGCTTCCGTGCCGGGCGACGTATCCGTCGTAGAGTGTGGTGAGGGCTGATACGGTGATGGCCTCGTTGAGGGGGAGGTTCCACCAGTGGGGGTTTTCTCGTTGACTGTCGGCTATGGCGGTCTCATAGTTGCGCCTGGTACCTGCCGCGAGGGCCTGGTGGCGACGCGAGCGCGTGTAAGCGTCCCAGACTTCCCTTGGTGTGGATGTGCCGGTGATGACGCCCGCCGCGCGTTTCGCGTCGTCAATGTATTGTTTGGCTTGTTCCTCGCACTGTCTTATGGCTTGGCGTTTGCTGGTTGCGATGGTGCGGATGCGTTTGGGGGTGTCGCCCCGTTGTCCGATGAGGACGCTTGCCCTCCAGTGGGTGCCGTCCGCACTGACGGTCCACGCCTTGCCTTGCTTGGAGACTTTGGTGGTGGTGATGTTGCCTAGTTCGCCTGGTTGGAGCGCTCGCCTTGCCATGATCGTGAACCTTCCTACGGGGGTGGATGGTGGCAGTATTGTAGCATCTGTTGCCTGTTTTGGGTATAAAAAATGCGGCCCCCTCGCAGGAGAGAACCGTTACTCTCGCCACCCCATTGTGGGGGCGGGTTGAGTGCTGGTCTCCCTTACGAGGGGGCCGCTTGTGAGTGTGGCCTAGTGGGCTGCAAGGTACTTGAGCGTTGCGCCGCTATTGGCCTCGCGGACCAGAAAGTGCCACAGGCGCGCTGGTGAGGTGTAATAGCCAACCTCGTCAACCCAGGGTTTTTCTGGGTCGCAAGTTCTGAGGAGCCGTACCCCCTCCCCCACAACAAGGACAGTGCTGGGCGCACAGTCGTTCAGGTCGTCTGCCGACCGTAGCTCCCGATAGGTGCCGGGGCGGGTGATGGACTCAAGGCGCAGGACAGGCTTGGGCTTGAGCATGTCTCGTAGGGTTTCTAGCCGGGCCTTGATTTCGTCGCACTTGGCGATAGCTTCAGTGATGGCCGTATTGGTTTCTGTCATGTTTCCTCCCGTAGGGGTTAGTTGCGTTCTGTGTCGGGCATGTGCGTGATGCGTGGCATGGCGTCAGGGTCGTCCTGAGGCTGGTAGGCGACGCATGCGACCATTTCGTCCCAGTACTCGTCGAACGTGCACGCGATTTCTCCGCCCGAATATGGGTAAACCATGCTGCCCGGCGCGACCTGCAGCTCAGTCCAGCACATGTTGATGCGCGTCCCAATGGGGAGGTATCTGAGGTCGAGGGGGCTGCGGATCAGCACGTCCTCCCCTCCGTCGTCTCGCGGGAGAGGAATGGTGATGCTACAACGGTATCTGGCCTCGCGCAGGAGGTTCTGGTGTAGCTTGATAATGCTGTTCAGGTGTCGGGCTTGTTGCTGTAGGTTCACGGCTCCAACACCGCCACTGTTGTGAGGAGGACTCGCCCGTCGAGCGGCCCTTCCACATGCCATTCGAGTAGCTTGATCCACATGTCCGCGTGGGTCACCTTGCCGTACGCATGATTCCAGTGATGCCAATGCTTCACATACAGTCCGTCCGGCGTTGCGAGGACAGTCCCGTTCTTGCAATCGACAAGCTGGTCAGGGGTCGCAATGCTCCATATACCACCGTTTGCGAGCGGGACGGGAACGGCGGCAGGTATCCAGTCTGGAATGTTGTCAAGGATGTGGCTGATACTGTTAATGACTGCGAGCTGTTTTTCTGCTCGCTCTCGGTCGTGTAGTTCGTTTTCCATGCTCAGTTTCCCTCGTGGACGATCTTGCACTCGTCTGCATCTTCAAGCATGCAGCGGAACATCCTGTGGTGCGAGTATTTGTGGCCGAGGTAGGCTGTCCACGGGCCATGCGAGTATCCCGTCCGCATGTGCTCAATGCCATCCACGCTGATTACGGTCCCGAGGGGTAGGCGTTCAAGGTCGGCGGGTGTTGTGATATTGCGGTCTGCGTCCCCGACTGTGGGTACTGTGATTGGTTCCGTGTTGTTGTTGAGGATGCGGCTGGTTTCCAGTTCGAGTTGTTCGACCAAGTTCCGCGCCTCACATAGCGCGTCAAACGCATTGTTGTAGAGGTTGAGTGTTTCGATTAGGGTTTGCATGCTTTTTCCTTCCTGCGTGTTTATGCTGCGCCCATGTGGATGAGGCTGACGGGCCACCCGTCCTGTTTGCGGGCGACGATCAGGTTCCACATTTCCTGGTGGGTTAGGACTTTGCCGTCGATGTGCGCCCATCCCACGTGATCTACTAGGCGCATGTATTCCCAGCCGTTCACGAGGATGATCGCGCCGGGCATGAGGCTGGCGAGGTGTTCAGGGCCTTCCAGTGCTGTGATGCGATGACTGGCCGTGCAGTCATAGTGGGTGTCTAGTTGAATTGTTCCTGTCATAGTGGGTCCAATCCGTTCCCCTTGTTACTCGCTGGGCTGGTGGACGATGCGGAACTGTTCGCCCTCCGCTGCGCGCTTGCGCAGGTGGTCGTAGAGCCGTTCGCGGCCGTAGCCGTTCGGCTCATTGAGGTCGGCGCAGGCCGACGCCCAATAGATTCTCCCGTGGGGGACTCGCAGGTACACGTGGTCCTCGCTTCCGGCGATGACGGTCCCGAACGGAAAAGCAAGGTCATCCCATTCATGCACTACGATGGGTGCCCTTCCGGGCAGGTTCTGGATAGTGAGCGTCTTGTCGCCTTCCTTGAGGGTTTCGATGCTAGCCCTTAGCGCGTTGATGCAGCTCTGGTAGGATTCAATGCTTGCCATAAGTGTTCGTTCCCTTCCCCTCAGTAGCCCTTATGGGCATACTGCAGGTCGTCCGCGTTTTTGAGGGCGTGGATGTACAGGTCACGGCTTGTCGCCCGTTGCACGCCATCAAAGTGTTGCCACTGTTGCGGCCTGAATGGGGCGGAATTAAGGGCCATCCACTCATCTTGGTCAATAATGACCACCGCTCCGGGCATGAAGTCATTCAGGTCGCACGGCCCCGCGATAGTCAGGTCATCAAGGCCGTTCGCGCCCTTGAATGTGAGCTTGCCGTGCTCGGGGTCGTTGAGTAGCGTGGTGATAAGGCGTTGAGCCTCGTCAATTGCTTGTAGGTACTTGTCGTCGCTCATTTTGTTTTCTCCTAAGCTGTGATAGATGAGGGGCGCGCCCAGGACATGCCCGTTAAGGCCCCTAGACGCGCCCCTAACGGCCTATCAGGCCGCAGCTGGGGGGTCGGACGGGTCAGCTTCGAGTCCGCTCATGAGGGATGCGAGCAGCGCATCTTCGACCTCGTATTCTGCGGCCTTCACAATGCCCGTCTCAGGTGCGCGGGACAGTTCCACGCCTCGCCCCTGTCCGCACGCCTCGTTGAGCGCGCGAATCAGGTCAAGATTCTTAGTCTTGACTGTCCAAACGGGATCGTCCCCCTCGCGCTGGAACACTGTGTCCATTGCGCGGTTTCGGATTATGCGGGTAAGCGGTGCGGACGCCGCCTCTGCGAGAAGCCCATGCGCGGTCACGCGACCACCTCCCACTCGTGAGTGCCCTCGCGGTGCGCGATGACTCCACCGTCATCCGTGTTCCCGATGAGGTCTCCGATGTTGACCACGTTGTCGCGGTGTCCGAAAACGATTCGGGGCACGACGCCTCCGGGGGTGACCTGGTTGACGACGTCGCCACGGTACTTGTTTGCTAGGAGGATAATGTTGTTTGCAGTGACGCGTTCGATCACAGTCCCACCCCCGTAACGTGGGTGAACGTGAGCCATGCGCCGGGGTAGCCGACGAGGGTCAGGACGATGATGTTGAACAGGTTGCCAAGCCATCCGTCCGAATCGTAGTGCCATTCGATGATTTCTTTGAAGATCAGGGCGGTTGTCAGTCCTGCGATGAGGATTGCGAGGCCGATTCCGAGTAGCATCCATGCCATGTGTGTTGTTTCCTTCCAGTTGAACTAATCTGTGTGTGTTGCGCGCATGGTTCCGCCAGAAAACCGCGCACAAAGTGGGGCTATTCGCCCATGTGGATGAGGCTGAAGTCCGTCCGCTCAAGGTCGGCGTCCCATCCGAGGCGTACCTGGGTTGCGACGTCCGCGTCCGTATGATGTTCGCCGGGTTGCCTTGTGGTTACCCAATGGTCGGGGTGGACCTTGAAGAACTCTCCCGTCACGTAGCTGTTAATGAGCGTGCCGGGCGGGAGGGCGGACAGGTCCACCGTGATAGGAATGCCTGCAGCGTTGAGGGTGACCCCGTTCGGTGGCGTTGCGGGCGCGTTCGCTTGTGCGCATAGTCGGTTGATGAAGTCCACGGCTTCCTCGTGGGTGATTGGTTCCGCCATTACGCCCCCGGTCACCCCCAGTGGACAATGCGAGGCGTCGGCGCGGCGGCACGCATCTCCGCTGCAAACTCCTCGCAAGTGAGCGACATGCCGGTGAACTTGACCCACGGCCCGGTCGCACCGTGCGGGCTGCAACGGAAGTACTCAAATGCGCCGTCCGCCACCAGCGTGCCGGATGAGACGTCCTCAGCATCCAGTTCCATCTCGTCGCCCGCAAGGTTGATCACCTTGAAGCGAGTGCCGGACAGTTCCGGCTCAGCCGTCTCCTCGTCTGCGACGGCGGCTCCGAGGGCTTCCATGATCTTGTCCGCAAACTCGTTGATAGCCTCGTCGAGCTGTTCGCGGGTGAGTGATGTAGCTCCCATGTTCGTGTTTTTCCTTCCATTTTTGGGACTGTTTGGGGCGCTCAATCCTTGTTTCAACGTTTGAGGTATTGCGCATGGCCTGCGCGAACTGCTACACTCAACCCTGTTACAACAAGGCACTGACACGCCCCCTGGTTTGTCTGTTTTCTCTGTTGAACGTTCTGTGTAGGGGAAGCCCGCACTGGACAGGCCAATTTACAAGCGCATCTGACAGGATCGCCCCGCCAGGCGGACTGTTGGACGGTCTCTCACACTCGCCGCAAAGCGCTTAGGCCAGTCCGGGGCGGGCTTCCCTGTACCCCCCCGATTATGCGGTGGCGCGCCTGTTCGCGGCCATCCAGTCAGTGAGCGCATCGTGCGGGTAGCGGACGATGCCCCCGACCTTCACGAACTCTGGCCCATCCCCAGTAAACCGCCACTCCCCTAGCGTGCGTGCGGACACGCCAAGCATGGTTGCGACGTCGGCGGGCGTGTGCATGAGTCGGGGTTTTTCGGCGGCTTCAGCCCACGTGAGGAACAGGCTCGCGGCGTCTGCGAGCTGGTCGCCCTGCGCGGCCTTCACGTTAACGACGGTCCCGTTAGGGGCGGGAACCGTGCCGCCGATGTTGACTTGTGCGCCTGTGCGGCGGGCCTCGTCAATCACTGCCGCGAGGATCAGGTTTGCGGCGGCGGGGTCGCTCGTGTGTGCGGTGACTGTGTAGGGGGTTTTCTCCTGTGTCATTGTTGGTACTGCTTTCATGATGACGTTCGTGCGGCGTTGTCGGTAAGGGTTGTCCGACAACATGAAAAATCGTAGTAGCAGAACGTGTTATCTGCCACTTGACCAGGCGTTAAACCTGGCAGTCTCGCGGCTCCAAACGCGCCCAGCCACGATGAACGCCTTCCGGTGTAATTGCCTCCACAACGTCTGTCGGCTCAGACAGTAGATCCGTCATAAACCTCCTGGTAATTTTGTGACAATCGTCCGTCCTCCACCGCGTGCCCTCCACCAGGACCACGCGCCCCTGTTGCATCTCTGCCAGGAAGTATGCGGGCCTATCAGGCATAATGCCCCTGCCCACCCATAGTCCAGCGGCCAAAGCCACCAGCGTCATAAGCCATGCGACCGCGCGCACGCTTAACGTACCGTTGGAACCCGTCATTGGAGTTGCCCTTCCTTCCGGTTACGACAAGGCCCCTCGCGCCCGCGTCATGCAGGGCAGGGGCCTCAAGATTGAATGTTCTGTGCGCCGCGTTTGGTTTGGGGAGGTGAGCGCACCCGCCAGGGCGGAAACTGGGGAGGGAGAGAGAGGTAGAGAACCTCCCTAGCCGTCACCCCGGCGAGAATGCTCACCCCACCAAACCATGCGGCGGGATGGGTCAGGCTGCAGGCACCAGCGCGTACTCTGCGCACGCCTTGTTTTGCCAGAGAATGTCCAGCGTCAGCCCCCAGTCGCCACCAGGGGCACTACGCAGGTGATCACGCCAGTTAGGGCGCGTCATGTCCGGCAGTTCGTGCGCCGTCGCAGGATCACGCCGGTTCAGCCACATAAGCGCCCCCAGCCGCGTCTCCACAGGCACAGGCCACTCGCGCGACAGCTCCCACTTGCCCGACACTCGCATCTCACGGGCCAGGGCCATGGGCTTGTCGGCATGCAGCAGCACATGTTCGCCCGCCTGCCACGTGCTATGCGGCTCGCTACCGTCCGTGCGGACCAGGCGCATCGTGTGCCACCTGTGATGCTTAGTGGGGGCATCGTAGACGACGCTCCACCCCGCGACCTTAGCCGCGTCACTCAGCATGTTGTTGTAGTACTGTTCCCAGTCCTCCATGACGCGCACGGCCACCGCCGCCACGTCGCTTTCGTCATACCAGGCCATTAGTTCACACTGCCTTTCAGTCTGTCTTGCTTGTTAGCTCGCTTGTGCGTCGAGCCGATAGGCGCACGCCGACACCACAGTCAGCATGCTCGCAATGTCGTTGATTCGAGCGGCCAGGATGCGCGCGTCAGGATCGTCAACCGTCCCTACGCCCGATTCTTTGACCAGTTCTGTGAGCCAGTCGCCCATGCGGGGCGCTGCTACTGCCATTTCCCCGAGGGGAGTCATCGTGTGCCCCACGCGCCCTCCTCAGTTCTCGCTAGTGTCGGGGTCGAGCTTGGTCGCCAGGTTTTCAAGCGAGGATGCAAGATGCCGCATTGCTCCGAGTGCAGCACGCGCATGCACGCGCACCATGCTCGCCTCGGGCGAGTCTCCCAGCCAGTCGCCGTCCGCGTCATGACTGTCCCGCACGCCCGACCTAAGCAGGTGACCGTTAAGGCAGTCCGCCCAATAGGCGACAAATGAGTTGGTTTTCCATAGCTCACGCACCAGGGCTTCGTTATCCATTGTTCGTCCTATCCGTCTTGTTGATCGTTCTGTCACGCGGCGAGGCCCCACAGGCCACCGTCGCACACCGCCAACGCCAACACTCGGCGGGCGGCAGTCTTGAAGCCCTCACGCGTCACAGGCACGCCCTGCAGGGGCATCCATCGTCCGGGCTTGTCCGGGTCAGGGCCAGTCATCCAGTCCCCGGCGTCGGCCCACACGCCGTCACGCATGGGGATGCACGGCTGGTAAGGGGCGGGCGGAACCCACCCGCGAGTCATGCTCGCATTCATTTTTGTCTCACTCTCGTTTCATGTCAGGACAAACCACTTTGATTGTCCTCGCTCCCAGGGGCGGGGCCGCCCCCGCCCCCTCCCCCCCCACACAACACAGGGCAACCACAAGACCCTCCTAAACAGC